AGGGCGAGACAAAAGAGTCTTGGCGGTGCGGGCTTCGGGCGCGGCTCAACTATTCTAACTTCGCCTTTGGGTTCAGTTGAAAATCAATCCCCAGCGGACAAAGCAGCAAAATCTCTTCTAGGCTCATAATATGATTGAGTACAAATCGAAGCGTCAGAGATATGATCTTATTTTCTCGCAGCTAGATGCTGAGAGAAATTCATTCGTCCCGCATTGGAAAGATCTATCTCAATATATTTTGCCAAGACGCTCTAGATTCAATTTGTCAGATGTAAATAAGGGTGACCGTCGCAATGATAAAATCATTGATAATACGGCAACACTTGCAGCAAGAACTTTGCGCAGTGGAATGATGTCAGGAATCACGTCACCCGCAAGACCATGGTTTCGTCTAACGACACCGGATCCCGACATGGCCGAATTCGGGCCTGTAAAGCAATGGCTCACCAAAGTTCAAGATGCCATGATCTCTTCGTACATTAAGTCTAACCTGTATCAGTCTTTGCTAACGATGTATCAGGACTTAGGCGTCTTCGGCACGACGGCAATGCTTTTTGAAGAGTCTCTTGATGGGGACATATTCTATACTGAACCCTACCCTATTGGATCGTATTGGCTTGCGAAAGATTCAAAAGGAAACATCAACACTTTTGTGCGCGAATTTCGCATGACCGTTCGTCAACTTATTGAAGTTTTCGGGCGTAAAGTAAATGGTGAAGCTGATTGGTCGAACTTCTCAATTCAAGTTCGAAACCTTTACGAACAAGGTATGTATGAAAGTTGGATAGATGTCAGGCATATGATCATGCCAAATCCAAATTTCGATCCCTCGAAACCAAATACAAGACTCAACAAAAAGTTTATGTCTGACTACTATGAGATTGGTTCAGGCTCAGGCGGCAACTATTCGCGCTCAAAAGAAGAAACAACTTTTTTGCGTGAATCAGGTTACGATAACTTCCCAGTTTTGTGTCCCCGCTGGGAAACATCGGGTGAGGATGTCTATGGAACAAACTGCCCGGCAATGGAATGTTTGGGGGATATTAAGCAGCTTCAGCACGGCGAAAAGCGCATAATGGAAGCGATTGATAAAAAGATCCGTCCCCCCATGACTGCACCGACTTCAATGCGCAATCAGGTAGCAAGCATTCTTGCGGGCGATATTACTTACATTGACTCACAAGGAAACCAACAAGGGTTTCGTCCCGCATTTGAAGTGAATTTTTCCATTTCTGAAATGTCGCAAAAACAAGCTGAAGTTCGCGCAAGAATTCAACGCGCATTTTACGAAGACCTATTTCTCATGCTTGCTGAAAGTGACCGGCGTCAAATTACAGCGCGGGAAATTATGGAACGAAAAGAAGAAAAACTGTTAGCTTTGGGACCAGTGCTTGAACAATTGAATCAAGGCTTGCTCGATCCAATGACGACTCTGGCCTTTAATGTTTGTTTAAGCCAAGGCTTACTCCCGCCGCCCCCTGAACAGCTTCAAGGTGTCGAATTAAAAGTTGAATACATTTCGATCATGGCTCAAGCACAGAAGCTTGTTGGTATTAGCGCGATTGAGAGATTCACAGGCTATGCAGGGCAAGTCGCACAATTTGATCCAAGTATTCTGGATAAACTGAAGACTGAGCAAATCATTGACGTTTACGCCGATATTACTTCAGTGCCGCCGTCAATATTACGAAGTGATGACGAAGTTAAAGAGATCCGGGAAAATCGGGCGAAACAGCAACAAGCCGAGGCCCAAGCACAGCAAATGCAAAACGCTGTGCAAACCGCTCAGAATTTAAGCCAAATAAAATCAAATGACGGAAGTAACGTGCTCGATCAAATGCTTGCGAATGCAAGAGCGGGATCGGTGATTTGATGGCGACGGTAGCTTACACGGCCACACCCCTACAAACACACAAAGACAGATGCCATGTAATTTCATGGCTCAATCTTTCTTCAAATGATGTGGGACAAGCAATAGAAATGTCTGGCCGAGGGGATCGAAGTGTGCAGTTTACAGGCACGTTTGGAAGTATTTCGCTTCAAGGAAGCAATGACGGTTCGAACTGGGTGACACTCACGGATCCTTCGGGATCGGCACTCACGGCAACAAGTCTTATGCTGAAACAAGTAATGGAGTGCGTTCGTTTCATGCGCCCCATCTGCAATTCAGGTGCGGGCTTAAATTGTATTTTATTTATGAGGTTATGAACTTTTGTTTGGGGGAAATAAATGAGTTTTTCAAACGCCGCTGAAACCGCAGTATTGCAACAAGTCTTTAATGGAACTGCCCTTCCTTGGAATGCCAATTCAAATCTTTGGATTGCGCTTTGTACCGCAAACCCAGGTGAAACGGCTACGGGCGCAAGTGGGCTCAATGAAGCTACATATGGCGGTTACGCAAGAGTATCAGTGACAAGATCAACCGGGTTCACCGTTGCCAGCAATCAAGTTTCCAACTCTGGACTAGTGCAATTTGCACAGTGTGCGAGCGGATCAAATACAATAACCCATTGTGCAATTCTTGATAGCGCATCGGGCGCGGGCAACGTCGTTTGTTATGCGGCCTTAAATACAAGCATTCCGGTATCAACGGGCATTCAACCACAATTTGCAGCAAACGCTTTAACTTTCCAAATCGACTAAGGGCTTAAATGAGTTTTGATTCGTACTCAAACATTGGAAACGCCTATGAGAGTGGAAAGTTTCACTATCAATATGTAATTAAGCCATCACTCGCAAACACAGTTTCAAACGGGTTTTGGCAAGATCTCTCAGTCGGTTCAGGCATTCCGAAGTACAACGCCTATGCGGGCGCACAACTTTCATCAAATCAACTTATTGGCGATGGCAATGCTGGGATTTATTCGGGGGCGTTCCAACCAGGATCAACAAAACATTTAGTAAGATGGCAAGCGGACATCTTTTCGGCGGTCCTTCCCGCTTTGTTATATCTTTGTGATTACACTTTATTCTACCCGCTTATAGACGGTGACGACCTCGACGTTCAATCACTCGATAACACTATTTTGCCGACAAGGTATGCAAACGGGCAAGGTGTGCGAGCAATAGTTGTTGTTGCCGCACCAATGGCGAACAACGCGACACTCATCATGACTTATACAAATCAAGATGGTGTATCAGGTCGCACGGTTACTTTTTCAGTTCTTGCCGGCACCAACATTGGGCTTATGGTCGCTTGCCAGGGATTGTCTCCAAGTACAAACACAATTCAACCGTTTGTTCCCCTGGACACGGGCGACACGGGAATACAGTTAATTGAGAGTATCCAAATGCTGTCAGGATCGGGCGGTTTTCTTAATTTTGTATTGGTGAAGCCGCTCTATGATTTGCAGGTGTTAGAGGCGTCTGTCTCAGCCGAGAGACATTTCGGGCCTGAATTAACGAAACTGCCAGAAATTTTACCAGGGGCTTACCTCAACATTTTGGCGCGAACAGGTGTTCAGGCGACAAGTTGGTCGCTTCGATCCGAATTGCTATTTGTAAACAGTTAAAGGGGTTTTATGGGCTTTAATTCAATGGATGATTTGGTGAGTGAAATAAGTTCGGGAAAGTATTGGCGACAAGATTGGAATAAAATCACAGCGGCAAGTGCATATACCGCCGGTCGCTGGTATTGCTTCAGTCCATTGGCGGGTGTTCCAATTGCAAATACTTGGACGGGAACTGCGCTCAATTGGCAATCGACAAGTGATGTAAACGGATTCAGTTTATATCACGGGGGCGCAGTTACCCCCGACACAAAGCACGTCTTGAATTTGTCTGCTATTACCGCCGTTGCAACGGGTGTCCCTAGTCAACTTATGCTTGTCGATATGCAAGGGTATTATCCTGGCATATCAATGAATCTTGCGACGGCGCAAACTTTGGTTGGAACACCATCTTTGCGCTATGCCAATGGCGAGGGTGTTAAAGCGTACTTTGTGATTACCACAGCGTCAGGTGCCACAGCTCACAACATCACAATGAGCTACACTAACCAATCCGGTGTTGCTGCGCGGACACCCCCAGTTACGGTAAGCTGTACAGCATCCGCAATAGCCGGGCATATCACGCATTCGGGTACAGCGGCAAACAACTATCAATTTATACCATTCGCTTCAGGCGACCGAGGCATTCAATCCGTTCAAACTGTCACCGTATCCGCGGCGTCAGGTGCGGGTGTAGCCGCCCTTGTTTTGTGTCGCCCACTTCTAACGATACCTCTCACTGTCGCCGGTATTGCGACTGAGAGGGATATGCTGAATCAGATTCCCGCATTGCCACAAATCAAGGAAGGCGCATGTTTGACTTGGCTCTATTTTGCTGGGAATGCGACTGCCGCAAGCACTAACTTCTATGGTTCGATTGATTTTGGTTGGGGCTAAAATGCTAAAACGAAACACGCGAAACGCATTTTCAAATCCGGGCCCCTACACTGGTATTTACAGTTATCAGTTTGGGAACTATTTCAACGGGGGAAAACGCGCTATATTTACAGCATTTTCACCGCGTTCAAGCTATCCGGCGAGTGGAAACCTTGCCCCTAATGCGTTTGTACTACCACAAACACCTGGTGATATGGCTTCGTTTACTTTGTCGCGCCCAAAACTTATTCCCAATGTTTCCTTGACTCCTGGGATGCCAATGGTAGCCGACGCAAGCGCGACGCTTGTAAATATAAACGCGCAGCTTGATCAAATTGTGTCAGCAATAGCGTCTTCAAATATTGCTTTAACAGCATTAAATACAACGCTTGCAGGTGCCGCAAATGCGCAAGCATCGAGTGTTGCAACACTTGCAAAACTTGATGCTCTTTGTGGTGCGATCTTTTCAGTCGATGCCAATGGAACATTTGTTCTTTCTAAGAACGTCGAACTTTCGGCCCTTGGTTTTATGATCGCCACAGCGGGCGGACCGCCTGAACTATCGCCTGAAGGACTTTCGCTTGAACTGTTAGACACGCAGCTTGTGGAAAATGGGCTTTCAGTTCGCCAAGCATTAAAGCTGATTAGTGCCGCAATGGCCGGGAAGGTGTCAGGTGCCGGAACTTCAAGTGTTACTATAAGAAATGTTGGCGATACGAAAGATCGAATTGTTGCGACTGTAGACAGTAATGGAAACCGCACAAATGTAACCGTGGACGCGACCTAAGTATGTGGGGGGCAAGTTATTTTGCGAAAACTTATTTTACCGGGAGTTATTGGGCACCAAGCTCAATTGTTGTTGTTACGCCAACACAACTATTCCCCTATCCAATTTATAGAAGGGTGAGAAGGTAGCAAATGAAACCACAAGTTCAAATAAAACGACGAAACATAGCAAACGAAAATGATGTTGAGGATTTAAAACAAAAGGTTTTGATTCGCGAAAAGAGTTTTGAATCGAATCTTTCAATCATGCTTTCGACACAAGAAGGCGTTTCAGTCATTGCCAGAATTATTGAATGGGCAGGTATTTATCATCAATCGTTCACGGGACAAGCGAATGATACAAATTTTAACGAAGGTCGTAGGTCTCTTGGGCTCAAACTTCTTAACTACGTGGCCCAAGTAAAACCAGACGTTTTTAGCGAACTACATAGACAAGCGACTCAAATAGGAGAAAACTAAATATGGAAACACTTATCAATCCTGGGACCGAAGCTACGCAGTCCCAATCAAGTGTAGAGACAGCACAGGCGCAAAGTTCAAGTGATACTTTAGCTCAACCGCAAGTCGCGACTGCAAGTGAGCCAAAGGATCTCGTTGAACCAAAAGCAGCAAGTGAAACTGTGAAAGCCGAAAAAGATCAGGCTCAATCAAGCGTTAATTACGACGCCTTGAAAGCGGATCCGAATTCTCAAATTAGCGACGATCACATTGCGAACATTCGTTCTTACGCAAAAAGTAAGGGCTTGAGTGAAGAGCAATCAAAAGAACTCATCGCACGAGAGTCAGCGGCAATCAAGATTCACCAACAAGCCCAAGCAGCACAGCTTGAAAAAGACGCTGCAAAATGGGCAGAGGCATCGAAAGTCGATCCCGAAATTGGGGGCGAAAAATTCAATGCTTCACTTCAGCTTGCAAAGCGCGCACTTGAGCGTGTCGGAAACCCGCAGTTAGTAAGCTTCTTAGAAGCAAGCAAACTCGGCAATCACCCCGAAGTCATCAAACTATTTGTTCGCGTTGGATCTCTCTTTCAAGAGGATAGAGCCGTGAATGCGCGCACAAATTCAGTGAAACAGACTGACATCG